ATCATTTGTAAGTTTCATTCCAAGACGGTCAACAATCGTATAACCTTCTTTAAAGTCACCGTATGCAACTGCTTTCGCTCCTGCAACAACTGTTTTAGGCATGTCCTGCATGAGTTTAATCTCTGTTCCAAAAAGTTTAAGTGTAACACCCTCAAAAAGCAGTCTTGGGTTAATAAGATATGCGCCGTCACTATCTTTAAGTTTGGTTATATACGCCCAGACCTGTCTTGACATAACAAATTTGGCATTTGCAACATACTGGTCAAAAAGAAGTGTCTGAAGGCTTATCAAATCATCACCGACAATTGTTCCGGAACTTGCTGTTGCAACATTCTGAAGTGTGTTGGCTGTGTATTCAGCTGTTGAGATAGAATAATCAAGAAAACCTCTCGGCTGTTTAATTGCATTACCTGAAACAAATGCTGTGTTCTGTGCTCTGGTGGTCTTGTCGATTGCTTTCATTGTCAGCATACTTGAAATATCTCTGGTGGAATCTTCAAGCAATTTCTGACTTACCCAAGGATAAGCATAATATTCATGTACAGGTATCTCACCTTCACCGATTGTTGCTCCATCAGTTTCTGATCTGCTGTCAACTTCACCTACCCAGCCTCCACCGATTTCACCGTTATCTTTAAGAAAAACGAGTCTATCAGTTATGATTTTTTCAACATTACAAATCTGCCGCATTGGTGATGTTTCATACTGTCTGGCAAAAATCTTTGACAATGTAGATGCAGGAACAAAGTAACCACCGTCAGGATTTGAACCGACTACCATTGTTTTAGCGGCAAATTCAGCTTTCTCTTTGTTAAGATGAGGCATAAATGCTGTCACAATTTCTAAAGCGGCTTTTGTTCTGAGTTCTTCACTCGTTTTACTTACAAATCCTGCTTCTACCATTTCATTGTAAGCTCTTACAACATCTTCAGAACTTTTAACTTCGTTTTTGTCTTCATTGCCTGCACTAATTCCCCGCGCAATGGCTTCTTCAAGTGCCTTTGTGTTTGTTTTCATTTCTTCAAGTGCCGCAGATGCTTCTGTAATGCTTTTCACATTAGCTTCCATATCGGCATTAATCTTTTCCTCGAATGCTTTGAAATCAGCATCTTCAATTCCTTTCTTTGAATCAAGTTTCGATTGAAGATCAGCAACCAGTCTGGCTGTCTCCTCGGCTTTTGTTGTAGCTGACTTTTCAAGTTCAGCAATAGCATTTTTTAGTTCTTCATTCATTTTTTTTCTCCTTTACTTTTCATAAATCTGTTTAACTTTATTTAGACCTGCAATAATATCTTTGACTGATTCCGTTTCGTCAGACTTTTCAGCCGTAACAATCGCTGTTCCAACTATATCAGCAAGATAATCACCACAATTTTTGCTTAACATACAGTTTCTTATTACATAACTCATTTCACTTTTAGGCAGGTTTTTAAGTTCTATCTCTGAAAATACAACTTCTTTTATATCATTGGTTTTAAAAGGTTTATCAAGTTCAAGTTTCTCATAATATTTGTTGAGAAACTCCATTGCAAAAGTTGTATCACCATTAAAACCCCGTTTAGCACCACATAACTGAGCCTTTAGACAGAATAACGCTCTTGGTATTACAAGTGTCTTACCGTCAATTACATCTACAACATCAAGTCCGATATCATTTTCTTTTATTCTTGTTTTGGCTTCTTCAGGATTCCATTTATAATCAAGTAAAGCCATTTCTTTACAATCACCTTCAAGAGATTTCATTCCGGTGATGGTTGCCATTGGATTCATCGGTATTGTTACAATAGATGCTTCATAAAGTTCTATTTCTTCAAGATACCTGATATCTTTATCTTCATCATATCTCGATACTTTTGTCCGGTAACCTATTGACATTGAATCAATAGACCCTATTTTCATTTGTGGGATTATAAAATCACTTACACGCTTATCTGATAAAGGCATTCTGGCAGTTACAAAAACTCCTTTCTGGTCTTCGGTTATCGTATCAAATACTCCTATCGGTTCGTCCCAATTATGCTGATTCAACAGTTTTGGCTTTCTTTTTTTGAGGGTTTCTCTTGTACATCCTGCGACACAGACATCATTACCTAAATCTACATTACCGAAAGTTAGGATATACCCTTCAAATGTAAAATACTTTTCATTATCAATTACTTTTTCTTCAAACTTAAAGCCGTCAAGTGTAATAAAATTCTTTGTTTCAAGTTTAGGGTTATTCGTTTTGATTTTCATCTTGTACCTCATTATATTTTTGTACATTATTATCTATTAAAGGAGTATCACCGTCTTCAACTGCCGGATACCCGCCTTTTGATCTTATTTCATTCAGTGTTGCTCCTTTACCTATCATTTTGCTCATTGAGTCTATAAATAGGGTTTCAAGTGCCGGTATACCGAATCTGTCATAAGACAGCTTTTTACCTATCAGGTCTTTATATCTTGGAAATAGAGATACAGTTAATGACTCAGCAATAAACTCATAGGCAGGAATAACGGCATCAGTATAAAGGTAAGGAATAGCTGTTTCATAATTACTCATTGTCATTGACTGGGTTTTAACAAGTGGCAACGGTATATTAAATATTCTGTATATCCGTGTTTCGTCAAGATCGATTAAAGCGATATAATCCATATCCTTATTATTACCAGATGTACCGATAACCTTAAACGGATACGGCATAATCAAAGGTTTACCTGCGTTGTTTTCGCCTTGGTGATGTTTGGCAAGCATATCTGAAAGTTCTTTACCTTTTGTTACATCTATATTTTCAAGCATAGGTGACATTATCTGTGAACTGTTCAGACCATTTTTAAGTAAACTTGAATTATGTATATTACCTTTATCAAGATGTATGGTTTCCTGTACCATTGAACAAAGCCTTGACCGACCCCTGAAACTGTTTCGGTATGTTGTGCCGATTATGGGTATCAATTCATTCATTTCTCTGTCATCTATATAACGCCAAAATCCGTTAATGAGCTGAAGTGTATATACCCTGTAATTATCTGCTTCTCCTGTCTGGTAGGTTTCAGGCTTATTCATAAATCTACTTCTTAATCCTTCAATTACATCCGGCGGTTCACATATTTCAAGTGATACAGGTGGTCGATCTATTCTGCCTCTTGCAATTATATATCCTTCGTTACATACTGAAGTTGATATGCCAAGAGATTTCCAGAAATTTATTTTTGTGGTCTGTGAATTTGGATTGTTGAGTAAGTTTAAGATTTCATGATCTTTTTCCGTTTCACCGTCTTTATCTTTAATGACCATAGGAATAATAGATAATCTGGACGCTATTTTATCAACTGCATCAAATACCGCTCCGATCTTTTCCATCATATCGTATGCCTGAGATGGCAGAATATATATATTAACAAAATCGCTGTAGTATATTTTACCCACATTAGATATCTGGATACCGCCCGTGCCGAAGTCATTTGATTTAATCGAATCTGATTTTGATTTTTCTATCGAACGCTTTTTACTGCCAAAAAAGGGTATGTACATTTTGACCCCCCTAACCGTCAATAAATTGTGTGCTATTTATTTGATTGTGTCAACTACGAAATAATGCCAGCAATTATAAGGGGTTCACGGTAACTCATCATGAATGCATCTGCTAAGTTCGGGGACTTTTTGCCTTCAGGTGTTTTAATAATAAGTATTTGTCCTCTTGGATTTTTTGTAAATTCTATCTGCAAAAGTTCAAGTTGTAATTTCAATAAAAGTTTCAAGTCAGGGTTGATTGTTATAAACTCCTCTATGTCTTCACCCTGTAATTTGCGATAAGAATTATTTAACAATTCACGAAGCCTAAACCAATGCTGAGCACCGAAATTACCGAACTGATCTCTATTCCGGATACCGGTAGAAAATCCGTTGATTGTATATTCAGCGTATGGGTTATAGACCTTATCACCATTTGAATGAGGTGTTGACTGTATATAAGGATATTTTTCTTTTATGGTTGACTTGACACCTGACCCTACGCCTACACGGTCAAATATAAGATGTGATCCCTTTTCCATTCTGCCAACT